GAATCCCAAAACATAGTTGACGTTGTTAATCGTTGGGTTTCTATTGAGAAAAAAGGATCTGAATATTATGGTATTTGTCCGTTTCATAAAGACGAAAAATCTAGTTTGCAGGTCAATGAGAAAAAACAAATATTCAAATGTTTTGCGTGTGGCGCTGGTGGTGACGCTATTGATTTTGTAGAAAAATTCCACAACGTAGAAACCTCATCTGCTATTAAAATACTCAACGGCACGCATCCAGCAAACACAACCGAACCAAATAAAAAAACACTCACAAAAAAACCAAAACCCGTTGAATTTAAGCAAATTGAAACGCCTGAATCTGAACCCGAAAATTTCACTCATTATAAGCATGGCGAACCGCAAACTATATGGACGTATAGAAACGAAGATAGTTCAGTATATGGTTACACATGTAGGTTTGATTTAGAGGATGGAACTAAGCAAGTTTTACCTTATTGTCAAGTAACCGACGGAAAAACAATTGAATGGCGATTTAAAGGGTTCAATGTGCCTCGTAAACTTTACAATGCGGATAGAATAGTGAAATCTGGCGATAAAAGCGTTATTATTATCGTTGAAGGCGAAAAAACCGCCGACGCTGGAAATAAATATGTAGGCGACGATAAACATATATTTACCACTTGGACGGGTGGCGCTAACGTTGTAAATCGTGTTGATTGGTCTATTTTGAAGGGTAAAAAGGTTTTATTCATTCCAGATCATGACACCGAGCAAAAAGACGCTAACGGAAAAATTAAAGAATGGTATCAACAAGCTGGGAATAGCGCCATGTTAGAAATTGCCGCAATTACAAAAGATTTTGTTTCACTTCAAAAATGGGTATTTGTTCCAGATAGCTATGTAAATAAATGGGATATTGCCGATAAAGAGTGGAAAAAATCAGAGTTAAAGCAATTTATTAAAGACAATATTAACGCCGTTCCCGTTATTCCTACAAAAACAGAAAAACCTAAAAAGAAACCAGCCGAAAAGAAACCTACTAAGAAAAAACCATTAACCGAAAACGATTATTTTAGATTTTTAGGTTATGATAAAGACGAAAATCAAAGATTAGTTTATTTTTTCTTTTCATTTGAAGCGAAATCTGTTATTAGATTAGCGCCCTCTGCAATGACAAAAACTAATTTATTAATGCTTGCACCTTTTAATTTTTGGGAATTTCACTATGGTGGTGGTAAAGGTCAAAAAATAGATATGGATGCGGTGCAGCAATATTTGGTTGGAACATCACATAAAACGGGAATGTTTCAAGATAAATTTATTCGTGGCCGAGGTGCCTGGTTAGATAATGATAATATTGTTATTCATGAAGGATCAAATATTATTGAAAATGGTAAAAAAACACCACTTAGAGAGTATAAATCTAGGTACGTCTACGAAATTGGAGAAAACTTTGATTTTGGTTATGAAAATCCACTACCTAAAGAGGACGCTCATAAAATTATTGAATTTATGAATTTCCTTAGATGGGAGCGACAAATCAACGCTTATTTACTTGCTGGATGGTGCGTACTTGCTCCATTTTGCGGTGTTTTATCATGGCGTCCTCACATTTGGTTAACTGGTCCTTCAGGCTCTGGAAAATCTTGGGTAATGGAAAATATCGTTAAACGATTAATGGCAGACACGGCGGTTGTCGTGCAAGGTAAAACAACGGAGGCTGGTATTCGTGGGACATTACAGTCGGATGCAAGACCCGTTTTATTTGACGAATCTGACATTGACAGTCAGCACGATAAAGAAAGGATTCAATCTATTTTAGGTTCAGCCAGATCGGCAAGTTATTCCGATGGTGGTGGCGTTGTTAAAGGAACACAAACGGGAACATCTAGGAGTTACACTATACGGTCAATGTTTGCATTTTCATCAATTGGAGTGCATGTAAATCAACAATCGGATAGGTCACGATTTACAACACTAGGATTAGTTCCAAATGATGCTATTCAAACAAAAGAACAGTTTAAGACTTTTATGAAAAAATGGGCTAAAGTTGTTGACGATGATTTCGTACATAGATTACACGCCCGAACATTAAAATTAATGCCCGTAATTTTAGAAAATACAAAAACATTTGCCGATGCAGCATCTCACGTAATTGGAAATAAAAGATTAGGAGATCAAGTTGGTTCAATGTTAGCGGGTGCTTATTCGTTAAGTTCCTCCAAAATAATCAGTTTAGACGATGCTATTATTTGGGTTGAAACGAAAGATTGGTCGGAGGAAAAAGGACTAGATTTAACAAAAGACGAGGTTCAATTGTGGAATTTGATTATCTCACAACCTTTGAAAGTTGAATCTAGCGCGGGTTATCGTGAACGAAACATTGGAGAATTAATATTAATTGCCGCTAATTATTCAGAGGAGGATGGAATTTCCGTTGAGTCGGCCCACAACTGCATTAAAAGAGTTGGCGTTATGATTTACGGAAATGATAAAATTTTAATTTCCAACACTTCGCCCGGATTAAAAAAGATTTTATCAAACACCTCCTGGCCAAATAATCATAATAAAATTATTGAACGATTAGAGGGGGCGGAGAAAGTTGAGCCGCGTCGATTTTATCCAGGACATTCCGCCAGATCGGTTTCGGTTCCGTTAGATTTTGTGAGAGATAAAGAAGAAAAAACGCCAACTAATGAGGAAATGGCGAATGACATATTATTTGACGAGGATTAATAGATTGAATTATGGAAACGCTTTAATTAAATCAAACAAAATATAAACAATACTAATATTTATCAATTATATTGTTATATTTGTACCGTAAAAGAAAAACAAGTGAAGAAAAAGCCTCATAAAATAAAAAATAAGTTTAACACAAAAAAAATGCAACAGTTTTTTTATGAAAAAATAAAAGAAGCGGGACCCGAGAAAGTAGATGTAAAACAAATAATTGACGATGCTGCTAGAAAACATGATATTTCAAGAACACGAGTAAGAGAAGTTTTCAACGAACAGTTCATTATTTGTTACCGAGAATTGCGGCATTTAAAAATAAGTTCAAAAAAAGAAAGTGATTTTGAATATTTAACCCAATTTAATAATCCTTTGCCAGACCATGTATTTTTAGGTACGGATGAGGATGAAACGGTTGGGAGTAAAATAGTAAAATAAAAAACAACATAGAATGAGTACAAAAGAAAAAACACCAGCGGCTAAAAAAACAACGCCAAAGAAAACCGAAACAACGCCAGCGGTAAAAAAACAATCTTCTATTGAGATTTTGCAGGCTTCTAATGAGGAGGCTATTGCAATAGCAAAAGAGGATTTAGATTTGTTATTTGATAATGACTATCTAAAACAAGTTAGCGAGCAGTATGGTAGCTTTGAGATAACGTCTATTAAAGACGTTAAAGGCTATAAATCTATGAAGGATCAATTAAAGAAGCTGAAAAGCGTTAGAATTGACACCGACGCACGCCGAAAGGAATTAACCGCGCCAGCTTTGAAGTTTCAAAAGGAGTTGAAATCGCACGCCGACGAGTATATTGAGCAATCTCAATTAACAGAAAAAATGCTTTCGGGAAAAATTCAAACCTTTGAGGATTTGGAGGCGGCGGAAAAAAATAAACTCGTCGTTGAACGCTCAAAGGATTTATTAGAAAACGGCTATGATTTAATTGGTAAAATGTATGTTTGCGGAATTAATCAAGTGGATGCCGAATCATTAAGCGAGTTAACTGAGGACGATATGTCGCATTATATAGACATGGGTCAAAAGGAGTTAAAACGCCGTGAAATTGAAGCTGAGCGCAAAGTAAAAGAAGAGGAGCAACGCCAGCAAGATATAAAAGACCTGGAAGAACGTCGTGCTAAAATTCAAAAAGACGAAAAAGAACATCAAGAGTTTTTAGCATGGAAAAAGAGTCAGGAAAAACCAGTTGAAACTGTTACCGAAAAACCAGTTGAAACGGCTAAGGAGACGACTGAGAAACCAACCGAGAAACCCGTCGAAAAACAACCAGAGAAAACCACCGAAAAACCAACCTCATCACCATCCGAAACCAACTCATCTGAGAAAATGACTAAGGCAAAAGCGGGCTATGATTTAGCACTTAATGACATTTTCGATTTTGTAAATGATAAATCTATCAAATTGAATAGACAAGTCATTTTTGATAAAATAAAAACGCTTAGATTTTACAAATCTGAAGAGCAAAAAACAAAAATTAGTAATAACCGAGAGCAAATAATTAGTTAATGGAAACTTCAGTAATTGCAAAAAAAGGAGAAAAATCAATTCGTTTTACAACGGATGAAAAGAAGATTTCAATTGAAGGGAAAAACACAACTATTCATGAAATTCAGAACCTAATAGATCACGATGTTCACAACGGCGCGGAATATGATGGTTGGAATGTAAATTTCGATTAACCATGAACGACAACGAAGCATACCACGCAGACACCTCCAGAATATCAAAATCTGGGCTGGATTTAATTAATAAAGCTCCAGCGTTGTATTATCACAGGTATTTCGGCGTGAAAAATAAACGGAAATCTGTTGAGGCGTTGTTATTTGGAACGGGATTCCATACGTTTATTTTGGAGCCCGAAAAAATAGAAACCGATTTAGCGGTTGAGCCATTATTTCGGGGCGTCGGTTCACAAGCTAAAAAAACCGACTGGCGCGATATGAACAGCGATAAAACGATTATCACAAAGGAACAGCATATTCATATATTAGGAATGAGAACAGCCATACAGTCGCATCCTATCGCTAGTAAATTATTAGAAAATGGAGTTTCCGAGGAGGAATTTAATTGGATTGACAAATTAACGGGCGTAAAATGTAAATGCCGTACAGATTTTAGGACGTCAAACGGTTATATTTTGGATTTAAAGTCAGCAAAAGACGCGTCAAACTATGGTTTTCAAAAACAAGCGCGGCAACATCGTTATCATGTTCAAGATGCTTTTTATAGTGATGGCGTTTCAGATAGTGGCGAAACTGTCAAAGGTTTTATTTTTATAGCTGTTGAAAAAGAACCTCCATATTTAGTTAACGTTTTTAAATACAATGATTATGAGCGTGATTTAGCACGTGATATTTACCGTCAAGATTTGAGGGTTTACAATGAATGCAAAGAAACTGATTCATGGCCAGGATATGAGGAAAAAATACATGAATTAACGGTTGAATATTAAAAAAAAGGAATATGATCAAAGAAAGTGGATGTATTATTAATTTAAAAAACGGTGAAACTTATAGAGTGGATGAAAACGTTGATGTTGTAATCGCTATGATTTATGAAAAAAAAGCGGTTGCAATAAGAACAGAAGTTCAGCGTGACTTTATTCTCTTTAAAGATGTTATGGGTAAAAACGGAACCTATTTCAGCAAAGTATTTATTAAAAAAACAGAAATATCGGATTTTAAATCATTCGATACTTATTAAAACACCGCGGAATATTTCCGCATAAAATCAAAAAATAACAATTATGTCAAATGTAACATTAAAATCGTATCTCGAGAAACCAGAGGTGCAATCAAAATTCGAGGAGTTATTAGGTCGTAAATCGACTAATTTCACAACCTCACTTATGCAAGTTGTCAGCGGAAATGACAAATTAAAAGCGTGCAACCCAAATTCAATAATTAACGCGGCGGCAATGGCGGCGGTTTTGGATTTACCTATAAACGATAATTTGGGCCTTGCTTACATTGTTCCGTATAAAGATAAGGCACAATTTCAAATTGGTTACAAAGGTTTAATTCAGTTAGCTATTCGGTCTGGTGAATTTCAAACAATTTCAGCGACCGAGATTTATGAGAATCAATTAAAATCGTGCGACCCTTTGAAAGGTTATGTATTTGATTTTTCAGCACCTCCAAAGGGAAAAATAGTAGGATATGCGTCTTATTTTTTACTTCATAATCTATTTGAGAAAACTTTTTTCATGACGGTTGAGCAAGTAAAAGCCCACGGAAAGAAATATTCTCAAACATTTGGGAAATCGTGGTCTACGTGGACTAAAGATTTTGACGGCATGGCAAAGAAAACCGTGTTAAAATTGTTGGTTGACAAATACGCTCCAAAATCGTTGGAAATGCAAAAAGCTATCACATCGGATCAGGCGATTGTTGAAGATATGAACGGCGAAAAATTAACGTATGCCGACAACCCCGAAAACATAGATACAACGGCGGAGGTAATGGAGGATTTCAAAGAAACAAAAGAATCTGAGAATATTGATTTTGAGGACGACGACTCTGTGATGTAGCCAGTACGTTAACGGAAATAACCCCTGCAAATATGTGATGTTTGCGGGGGTTTTCTATTTAATATGTAATTTTTAATAATCAAATAAACACCACCGCCAAAATCCCAACAATCAATCCCCCAACCGTGCCAACTATCCCAATATTACGCGTTCGTTTTAGCTTCCGTTCAAGTTTCATTTTACGTGAAGTCATTGTTTTAAGTGCCTCGTCAAGTTGACTATACAAGTCTTTGTATTCGTTTCGCTCCTTAACTGTCCGACCGATCAAGTCACGTGCATCTATTAACCGTGTTTCGAGTTCTTGACTGTATTCTTCACAGGCTTTGAAATCATTGATTAAACGAATGATGTTATCAATTTGGGTAGAGTCGATTGAGTTCTGTTGTGATATACTGAACTTTGGTAGAATCAGGCAAAACAAAAATGCTATCAATAATAGTTTCATATTTATATTTTATTTGGGTTTTAATAATCGTGTCGGCAGGTTGGTTGTTAAACTCTTCAATCAGTCTATCTGTTGTGCGTTTCTCTGCATCTATAATAGACTTCTTGATTCGTATATCAATCGTGTTGTTTAAGTGCTTTAAATCAGCCTTTAAATCGTTAACTTGGTTTTGTTTGTATATAGCAATACCACCGATTATTAAAAGCAAAGCGACTAATGTGATTATTATGTCTTTCATTTTGTAAATGTACTGATTTAAAAATAAATATAGTTTTGTGTAGTTTTTATGCAAAGTTTATGTATATTTGCACATAACACTAAATGTAAAAAGCGTTTTAATGATTTTTAAATAATGTTGTAGGTAGTTAGCCTACGATTTAATACAGATAAATTATGAATTACAGACCAATAAGTCAAGAGCCTAAGATTAAAAATAAAGTTTTGTTGCTTATATGCTTAAATAATGACGGAAGTATAAGTTGTTGCTCTGACTTATTCACTTGGGAAGATGCACAAAACTTTAGAAAAGAAAAGTTTAACGGGAGGAGTGCTTTTCAATATTCTCACTGGGCTTATTTGAACCCACCAAAGCAAGTAGGCTAATTACCTACAACGTGTTGAATATGGTGTCGTAGTGAGGCACGAGCTATGCAGTATAGGTAGTGTTATATTTTAGTGCGGTTATTAACGAATAAATTATATAGAAATGACATCAAAAGAAAAAGCAGAAGAATTAGTAAATAAATATAGAATGATATTGATGAATGAAGATACCGATTGTGGTAATGAAATTCTATGCTCATTAATTGCTATTAAAAATTCACATATTGCAGTAGATGAAATATTAGAGTTTATGGATCAATTCAATATTGATATGGGATATAAACATCAAGCGAAATGGTGGAGAAAAGTAAAGATTGAATTAGATGCTATGTAGCATTAAATATAACTTAAGTATAAGTGGCGTTGCCGTTATTGAAGCACCGAATTATCAATTAAAAACTAAAGTAGATATGAAACTAGAACTTAAAATTACAGATGAACAAGGCAATGAACATTTATACAATGTTGTGCGTAGTTCTTCTGATGAACCAAAGAATTTGAATGACTTCATTTTAGAATCCTTATCAATTAGTGAGGATAAAAGAGAGTTACCATTATTAACACAATGTCCGAATGGGCTAGAAGTTTTTCCTTCTATAAAAATGAAGTTTGAAAAGTATGGTAGTTCTATTCTTGGAGATAAACCCGAAGCAATGATGGTGACTTGGCGTGACTGAATTACGCACAACGGTTAAGCTATATACAGTTCTTGACCGAACAGATAACTAAAAAAACAAACAAAATGGATGAACAATGTATAGATTGCGGACATGGATTTGATATACACCACTTAAAAGATGGCTTATGTTTTTGTTGCAGGGAGTTGCAAGAATGGGAAGATGAAGATAATAACGAACAATGGGAAGAGATAGCCAAAGGGCAAGAATTGTATATAGGTAATGTTAGCAAAACGAAGTGAACGTTTTAATGTTTGCTAACCTTTTGTGTATGGAAAGGAAATTAACGATTAAATAAAACGGAATGAAAAACAAGATTTTAAAAATACTGAACAACTTTAAAGAAACAGCCAAATTTGGTAGTGATGGTGAATATGAAACCTATCAAGCCGTATATGAAGAAGAATTTAATGATGTAGCAACAGAGTTAGTTAATTTATTTTCTATACACGTTGTTAGTACGCAAAGCGAACCGTTTGTTTCTTTGATTGAATGGATTAAAAACCACAAGAAAAGCGAAGAACTTTACAAAGAAACACCTGAATGTATAGTTAAATACTACCTCAAAGAAATTAATGGGTACTAACAATTCGCTATAAACAACCAAAAATGTAATTATGAGATATACCAAAGGTTTCACGTACCAAGGCAAACCATACGGGTGGTACAAAAAAGAGTTGTATAAGCTTCCATTTGAAAATGGAAAACGAGGCTACAACCTACTTAAGTGTTCAAAATGGCTTGATAAAAATGAAAAGCACGTTGGGTTTAAATTGGGATCAGATAGAAAATCATTTGCTCAACTTAAGAAAATGACCCATGATATTGATGTTGAAATCAAAGAACATAAGGACACGCCATTTTAATTAATCAATATATCCTAATTCAATCTTCAGCATGATTTGCAAAAACACTCTTTGATTCCACTTCTCACAATCTTCTTTATTGTCGCCAAAGAATGGTTCGAATAGTATAGCGTTTGTTTTCGGGTAATATACTTCACCTGCTCCACGTTCACCTACTGAATTTATAGGTTTTGCACCTCGATTGTTTGACCCTACCTTACGAGAATACTCACTACTCAAATATTCGGATATCTTCTTAGTAGTTTCATTTGTATGCCAGTAGAAGCACTCTGTACCTCCAACCTTTGTATTGAATGAATTAAAATGAAGTGCAATTGTTAAATCATAGTCATCTCCTATACGTTCGGAAATATCTTTGCATCTATTGGTATAACTATTAATTTTAGGATCATGCAAAAAAACATCTCCTATTTCTTCGAGTTCACAAGATATTCCATTGTAAAAATCCCATTCAAATGTGTCTAAGTGTTCTGAGAAGTGCCCTTGTCTTTTCTCGTTGTGTCCTATTATAAATGCTATTTTCATATTCCAAAGGTACTATAAAACCTACAAAATCAAAAATAAATGTAAAATAAACGTTAAAATAGCTGTGAGGATGGAACTAAATGACTACTTTAGTGGTATAGAAACAATTAAAAAAATAGGAATTATGAAGGCGATGATTAAAGAATTAAGAAAAACGATGTTTGATATTGATTTCGAACTAATCGTAAATGAAAAACAATACAACAATCCTAAAGGTAGAAGATTGCTATATGATATGGAAAATCAAGATTTAGAAGTTGAGTTCTATATTGGTTCTGCGGGTGTTTTTGTAATTGAAACTAAAATATAGTAACCAATAAAAACTAAGAAATTATGAAAAAGTACAACTATTATTATCACGGACAGTCTATTCAAAAAGAAAGATTTCTTTCATCAGTACCCGAAGATTGGGAAAAAGATGTGAATGAATATGGCGAATTTTCTTATGGAGGATTCAAAGCAATTAGTAGAGATTAAAATCTAAATAAATTAGAAATTATGAGTGAAGTAGATATTAAAACAAGAGTTTTTGAAGATAGAAATAATTCACTATATCCAATAATTAAGAGATTAGAATATAATGGTTTTTATTTATATATGATTTTAGATTATTACGACGAATGTGGATGTCGCTCTAGATGTTGTGATCAAGCAGGCAAAAGAACTCTATTCTCAGCTAGGCTGAAAATAAGGGTAGTAAAAACAGAAAAATTAGTTTTAACAAAAAAACATACAACGGGAGTAAAGCTTAGTAAAAAAGAGGATATTTCAGAAATTGAGTTAATTGAGATTGCTAATAGAAATTATGAAATATTATGAAAAATGTAAAATTAAAAACTAAAAAATGATCGAACAACTAAAACAAAAAATGAAGTCGAAAGGTGTCACAGCCTATCGACTTTCTAAGATGACTGGAATATCTAGGAGTACTATTGGTAGAATAGTCAAGTACGAATGTGACCCTTTACTGTCGACTTACTCAAAGTTAATGGACGCGCTCAATTAGGGCGTGTCTTTTTTCGGTTTATAATTCAATGCCTCATTTGCTAAAGCACCGACAACAAGTATTCCCACCGTCAAGTAAGGATGATCCTCAGTTAACACGACTGCAACTCCTGCAACTCCTGAAGCCACCTTAATCATTTGTAAAACGAATCTTTGCTTTTCTGTTAGTTTCATGCAGGCTGTTTTAATTCCGTTTCTTTTCTTTTCTCTAATGCGTCCATTAATTTCTGAAGTTGAGCCATACGCTTTTCTTTAACGTCCTGCCACCTTAGTAATTTAGTTCTCTCGCAAACCTTCTTTTTAGTGTCCATCTTGAATAACTTTAGTTAGTGATTCCAGGGCTGCATTTAGCTTAGTTGAAACTTCAATATCTCTTAGCATCAACTCGTTTAGTTTCTCGTTTTGCGCTATTATATGATCGTCTTTAATTTTGATTATATCATTTAGTCTATTCACTTCTTTAGCAAAGTATTTGTACATGAAAATTAATCCCGCCGTTAATATAACTGCTACTACTCCTGACTGGATAATGCTACTCGTGGCTTCTTGAATCATTTTGTTTTATAATTTAAACTTTTCTAACTTGTTATTTTTCTTATCGTAGTGATGCTTTACGCTCATTGATACAATTGATACCACCGTTTGAACGGCTAAGTTAACAATACTAGGGCGGTAACTATCGATCGTCATAAACATTACTGATTCAGCCACAAAAGAAATACCAGAACTACAAAATACTGGCACGACATAAGAGTTAAATAACCCATGTCTACCATCTCGAAGCATCCAATCACTTAACTCATATTCTGTAAGCGTTTTTAATGAGCCTATAAAAGAGCCACCAACCGTATAAGTGAAATCCTGATGCGAAAAGAAACCGTTTAATTTAAAGGAGTGGTCGATACCTTCTTTAAGTCCTGCAATCAATGATGTAAATATCTGAGGCGCTACAACTGTTTCCCACTTTTTATACTTACCACTTTGTATCATTGCGTTTGTCATTGACGCACCTAATGCATAGCCCGTTAATGCGTGCGCTCGTTTATCATTTCGATACTCCCAAGTGTCCTGTGATTGAACGTTAAAACTTAGTAGTAAAACTGCTATAATCGTAATTAATTTAAGACGTTTTATTGAAGCACAACGCTTTGAATCTATTTTTGAAACAGACTTAATATTTATCCCATCTAATTTGATGTCATGACTACACGGATCTTTCATATCCTTAAACATACTGTTAAAATTTTTCATAATTATTTGTTTTTTGTTTCTACAAATATAGTAAATATATTTGTTATTCCAAATAATTATTTAATTCAATCCATTCTAAATATTCTTTAGGAGGTGTTTCAGACCAGTAAAAACCATCCCTTTCAAAGTCGTGGTTGGCTTCATCCATGATTTGACCGTCAGGAAATTCTACCTTATAGTAGTTTCCCCAATTTCCGTTGTCGTCTATTTTATATATATTTTTCATTATGCGTATGCTATTGTGTAGCCTTTATTTGTTGCTATTGTTGTTGATTCACCACTTGTGAAGTTTGGGAGTGTTATTGTTTGCGCTCCATTTGCGTTTCCTAATGAAGTAAATAAGTCTTGCAGGGGTGCGCCTGCTATAGAATTGCCTGAAATATCAAAGCCGACCGATATAAGGGGCATTAACAATCGTTTTAGTGCGGGGTTTCTATCGAACGCGTCGAGGGTGTTTGTAACGCCCGACATATCGCCCGTGAATATAATTTCCTCCAGGGTAACGATGAAAAACATTCGAAAAATATTTGTCAGTGCGGAAGAAACTTGTATAGTTCCGACCTTTCTAATTCTTGAATTTTGGAACATTCTATCCGTAGCGCCCACGCCATCAAAATACATGTTTCCTATTTCGCTTATATTGGAAAAGTAGAACATAAAATCTACCAAAGCATTAGGCAGGTTTATGTCTCCGAGCTTATCCACGCCAGAAAATCTGCAAAAAACCCTGAAATCCGCCCCCATCGGGTTATTTATTTCTATAGGGTTGTTATTTTTATCCCTTATACCGCCCTGCGCGGCGTCTTCAAATAAACCGTTTGCTGAGTAGGAGCTATTAAGTAGCGGGTAATCGTAAATTTTAAGCATATTACACCCGCGAACAGGTTGCGCTCTGTAGGTAGAGTTTAAATTCATTTCTTCGACTACAAACCGCTCTAAAAGAAAGGGCACGGCGTCGCCCGCTAAGTCGATACGGTTTAAAGTCGGGGAAGCTGCGGAAATATCTAGCCAGCCCGTAGACCTGAAGCTGTGAGCGCCTACAGCGATGTCTAAAAGCATATCTGTAACACCCGTCAAATCAACATCAACAATAACCATTTTATAATTACTACCTTGTGGCGTTTGAACAACCGCACCCGTTACTGTGGCGTAAGTATAAGTGTGAGTGTTTGTTCCATTAACTGACGTTACTGTTGTTCCATCCCCATAATCAATATCATTTCCTGCAACATCTATATCAATAGTGATTGTGTTATCATCAACATCATTTTCAAAAACAGCGTACAGACCTACGAAACGCTCGTCTCCGACATTTATAACAGGCAGGGTTAGCCAGTCAGGGTTACGAATCCAAAAAGGAACATTGAAGTTTTCCGTGCCTCCACTCGCAACCGTGACCGCTTCAATTAAAGAGCCGTCAGATTGATTGACGTTTACTGTTCCAGGAGCCGCTGGCAAAAGTGGTATTTCAATCTCTCCAGCAACTAAATTATTAACAACCGCATCACCATTGGAATCTACAATTGGAACGTTTAAATTAATTGTAGCGGGTAAACTAAATATATTTCCACCAATTGTTATTCCTGAATTTGGAATTTCAAAAAAATCTCCAGATAAAATATTAATATCTAAAGATTTATCGGTGTTATAAACATTTACTGGTGCGCATACAAATGGCGGAATCGGTGCAGAATTTCCACTAAAAACATAACCTTGCGCTGTATTACCCATTATTACAGAAGTGTCATAACCTGCAATTAGATTTAGCGTTGCTATTTCAACTGTTTCGGGAATCCTAACTTCGAACTCTAACCTAGCCATAACCGAGGTGCTGGCGTCCTTACTATTTGATGGTTCGGCAAATTTAATGCTATTGACTTGAACGCGACTTACTGATGGTTGCGCCCATCCTAACGTTCGATATTTTGAATCCGATAAAATCGCTTGAATTACACCCGTCAAACGTTGCAATTTCATGAATGCTAACTTATCCGCCCTGTCGTCGGCCGTCCATTTAGATTTGGTATATACGTCAATATGATACATATACGTTCCATCTTGTTGAATAGACGTATAACTGTCGTAATCGCCACGCAATAACATAATGTTTACTAACGGCAATTCGGTGTCCTTTACGGGGACGAATCGCTCAATTTCAATAGTAGGATTTAAATCTACATCTGAATTCAATGTTGCCTGACTAGGCAATTCAATAGCCAATATATTAGCTATCCGATCCCTAACAAGTTCGTAATTTCTTTGCGTTATGGCGTTTACAATTTCTGGCATTATCCTTTATCTTGCAATATTAATATTGTCATTCCTAATTTTTCATCCGGGTAATTCTCCGAAACTACATAATTTTTAACATTTCCAGCCGCGTCAGCAACATTTAATGAGTGTCCCATGTATGTAATTTCACCGCTCGAATTTAGATATGAATAATCTGGATTCGCCTCCAAAACTTTTACATCCGAAATTGCGACCGATGCCGTTGGAACATTCACAAGCTCACCCTCTGGAGTGTATGCCGTGTTATGTCGCGTGTGTAAAACTACAACCGTTGCCGTTTCGCCCGTCAAATCTGTTAATGTGGCTGTTACACCCCAATATCTAGTATTAGAAGTTATTGATTGCATATCCATTTTAGCGCGTTCTGTTAATGACATATATATAAGGTATAAAAAAAGCCGCACCGATTAATCAGCGCGGCTTAAAAAAAAACAACTATTTATGAAAAATCTTTAAGCTTTTAGCAACTCAAATAAAATTTGTTTCTTATCGGCTGGATCGAAATCAATTTCTTTTGATTTCAATTCATCCATAATTTCTTGTTTGTTACAATCGTCAAGCTCGTTGACTTCAACACCGTCAGCGGTTATAAAAATAGCGGTTGAATCGGTTTTATCATCTTCTGCAATCTTTTCAACCTCCTTAACTGGCTCAACCTTTTCGGATTTCTTGGACTCTTTAATTTCCTTAACTGGTTTCGGCGCCTTAACACATTTCAAAAACCCCATTGTTTCCAATGTTTTTGCGTTTCCATTTGGAAACATCGCATCCGTTACTGTGCTACCTTTTTTATGAGTTTTGTTTCCAAAACCACCTACATTTCCTTTTAATACTTCGTAATATTTCATGCTGCTACTGTTTTAAAAATAGAGGGTATATTTCAACCCTCTATTTAATTACTACTAATCAAGTACTGTGATTGTATAAATCTGGTCAATTGCTACTGGTATAACAACTTGTGCCGATTTAATGTGTACTTCATGCGCCGTTTTTTTGCGGTCCATAAACTCTTGAACCAAGTAAGCGCCATTTTGTGGCACTCGTCCATCTTCAATAAGTTGAGGAACAGCCGCGGAAACCAATTTGAATTTAGGATTTTCTGGAAGTAAAATCACTTTTTTAGCGTCAATATAAGACGTTGATGTTCCTGACGCGTTGTCGTAAAATTCTGGGTAAGTCCATAGATTCACCTTGTAAGACCCGCAAGACAATTGACCGTGAAGTGTTCCGCCAACTGAATTTCGTTGAGGCTCTCTAATTGTACCCAAATCTACATTTCTAAGGTCTTGACTTTCTTTAATCAAAGTGTTATTGATAAGCTCATTTAATGCCTCACTACCTAGTATAGCATTATAAGTCCCTCCCTGTGATTTACCTTGTTGTCTTATAAAATTACATCCATTTTCGAGTACAATTCGAGGATCAACAGTTCCAACACTAAAATCATTCGCTATATTGTACGCTACAATTGAAGCCGCTTTTCTATTAAAATCAATATCCGTTTTACTATTAAGTGTTAAAACACCCGTTTGCAAAACTTGTGAACATTGCACCTCAACAGCACGCTCAATTTTATTTTGAAGTGTCATTAAGTCCTCGGCAAGTTCCGCTGTCATTTCAGCAAAAAACGTTGTGTTCCCTTGACTCAACGCCGTAACAACTTGATCGTATAAACGATGGTCGTTTGCCGTCAAATATTCATGGTAAAAAGGCGGTATAAATATCTTCTCACTTGATTTGTCGAATGAATTTCGATTACCGTCAGAGTAAGTTACAACATCAACTGCTACCTTTTCCGTGCCTCTTTGAACCGCTATTGAAACTTCTTTAGTCATTACTTCAATAGGCTCGAAAAACGAACGTAAAAAAGATGTTACCGAAATTTTTTCACGATAAACTGAAACTAATGATTTGGTAAATAAACCACGCGCGTCCACTAAAGGGATGTTAAATAGCACTCCTGAGGGTGCAAATTGATACGCTAATGCGCTTAATCCAACCAACCCAATGGTCACCTCCGCCGTGTAAGGGCCCGCAAATGGAGCTACTAATATAACGGCTAAAATTATTGAAATTAAATTTTTCATTTTTTCTACTTTTTATTGATTATCGAAAGCAGTATTCTCAGTCGTGCTAACGAGTTTGATTCCTACTGTGTCAGCTCCAATTCTATCTCTCAAAGTTCTGTCCGCAACTACTGTTGCATAGTCATCCGAGCCTTGGAAAATAACTTTCTCTTGTGCAATATCACCTTCAACGGCAAAAGTTAAGGTTGCGCTTGCTCCATCAGCTACCGTTACTGTATGCGACAATATACCTAATGGAATATTTGAATCATCCGTTGCTCCTGAAGCTAGTGGCAATAACAATTCATCTGCCGAAACACGTCCTAAAAGTGTTCCTGCTGCAAGCGTTACCGCTGAACCTGTACCATTTGTGTACGTCCCTGTTGCGTAACGATTTTCACCTAAAAATATTTTTGCTACATCATAGTCAACATGAAGTTGACTATCTGTTTGATTTACATTTGTTGCTCCCATTTTCTTAAGATTTTGAAGTTAATAAACCACGCTCAGTTAAATCAGCATTCATTTGAGCCTCTAATTTTTCCGACGCTGAAAGTTCTGAAGCTGGTATAGCTTTACCGTCAGCATCTAATTTTACATCCTCTGTGGAATCAGCTTCAATGCCTTTCTTTTGAAGTGCTCTTAATGCAGCAACTTGAAATTCTGAAATATCAGAAGCCTTAATATCTTCTTTTCCTTCAATTCCTTTCATTGCTAAAGCAGGATCAATTTCGTTCCATTTTGCCCAAGCGGAAACTCTCTCTTGTTCTTGCTCAACGCCTAATCCAACGATTTCAGCGAATAGCTCAGGGTGCTTTTCTCTTAACTCTGATTTATTCATTTTTGTATTTGTTTGTGTTTGAATATCTTGTTTTGTAGGCTTTTGTTCTGGAGCCTCAACCGTTAAATCTGAATCCGTTGAAGCCGCTATTTTAAC